TACAGGAGTTGTGATCTCTCCGGTAACTCGCCGTCATGATCTTGTCTGCGTATGCAGGGTGTGGACAGAATATAATGAAGCATTAACATATTCGATTGGGGGGGTATATACTACCAAGGTAGATCATTTGCATGTACGCTATAGCGTATGGGGACAGATCAAAGAGTATGCACAGCTGACAAGGGACGGAATGAAACATGCATATTCCGATGGATGTCTAAAGAAAGGAACTTCAGTCACGATAAAAGAAGTCAAAAAGGATGATGACGGAGCAACATGGGTACGGATTCCATCTGGCTGGATCTGTGCCATCACAGCAAAAGGAGATATCTATTTATCATGACAGATATTATTTTATTTCACTTTTCCAAACGAAAAAACAGCACCAAAAGACCAACAGGACAGGGGACAAGAGTCCCCTGCCTTTTAAAATCAAATACAACTTTTCAAAATCCAGTGTTTAAATTAAAACTAACATTGGATAGTGCGTTGCAATACAACTATTTGCAATGGGCTGACCATTATTATTTCATTAACTCAACAGTATCGTTAAATAATGACATGGTTGAGATCTCAGCAAGTGAGGATGTGCTGGCAACATACCGGACAGAGATTGGAAACTATAAATGTTTCATTGAGAGGTCTGCTAAGCAGACTACGCTTGCTAATGACACTATGTACATTCCTACAAATGACTGGGTAAGTCAGTCTACAATAGTTGGACAACCAATAAATACATTTGTTAATGGCTATGCCAGAAACTATGTGCTGCGGACTATTTCAGTAGAGGGAATAAGTACTTATTATGTAACAGGAAGACAATTAGATGATCTAATGGAATTCATATATACATATGGGAATATTCCGGACGTGATAGAATCAGCTATCACAAGATTACTTTTTAACCCATTCCAATACATTGTTGACTTGAAATGGGTGCCGTTTCGGTTAAGCTCTTTCTTGAATATTGGTGATAATATCAAACTTGGCTACTGGGACAGCAATGTAACTGCAGCACTCATTAATGATGCAACATGCACTTTTTCCTATGATTTAAGCCTTGGGAATCCCTTATATGCTAACACTGATTTCAGATTTTACAACCCTGCTTTCTCAAAGTATAGCGTAAAACTTCCATTTGTGGGGGTTATTCCTATAAATCCGACAAAGACCAATAAGGGTCAGCTAAAAGCCACTTATAATTTTGATGCTGTTTCCGGAATGGCTGACGTTTGGCTCACTTCTGGAACAGATGAATACGCTCACTTTCAATGTCAGCTTGCTGTTCCGGTACAGATTGGATATACCACAACAAACATTGGTCAGCTTACGACAAGCTTGTTAGATACAGCCACAAGTGCTGTCACAATGAATCCAATTAAGGCAACAACAAGCATTGTAGATGCATTTCAAAGTGTTACAGCCCCAGAGCCCAACATGATAGGTACGGTTGGCAATATTTCCTCAATCCTCAACAACATGGATGCAAACAGTATCTGCTATGCCTCCATAAGCATAGATCCAGATGGAGCAAGTGAGGGTTATATAGATGGTACTGTCCGCAGTATTTCTGCACTGAGCGGTTTTGTAAAGTGTCGGAATGCATCTATCCAGATTGCAGGGTTTGAGGGAGATCAGGAGCAAGTTAATGCTTATCTTAACAATGGATTTTATTTTGAATAAAGGAGAGATGAAAACATGTGGACACCGGTTAACTTTGACAAGATTAATATATGCACAAATTACTTCCAGCCATCCGGAATTAAAGTAAGCAGCATATATACAGATATTTTTGATCGGATGCTTTACGAGCGTGTATGCTCTGTTCTTGACATCAAATACAATGGAAACATTGATATTGACTATTTCAAATATTGCCTACTTTTTGGAGGTTATATTTGCATCACAAAAACAGATCTTTATGGAATAATCGCACAGTACCCAATGCTGACAGGGTACAATATTTATTTTAAACCTACCACGGCTAGTATACACACGTATGCATGCAATGCTACAATTGAAATAGAGGATATGGAAATCGGAAAAGACTGTTCAGTCATCTATCTCAGACCAACTTTCTGTGGAATCGGAGATATCATTGGATTTTACAGTTATAAATTATCATTGGTAGTATCTGCTTTCGACATGAACGTTTTTAATTCAAAACTTGCATTTCTGATAGCTGCCAAAAACAAATCAGCAGCTCAGACATTGAAAAAAATCTATGACAGCATCCAAGCAGGCAACCCAGTTGAAGCTTTTGACGTATCAATAAAAACAGAAGATAGACAGGGAAGTAAGCAGGATGCATGGGAAAGTTTTAATAAGGATTTGAAGCAGAACTTTATCGCTCCGGAGCTGATTGAAGTATTCGAGAAACTTTTGGATCAGTTCGACACGGAAGTGGGAATTCCGTCTGTTGGGTCTGATAAAAAAGAACGACTGAATGTACTTGAAACAAGCAAGAATGATGCAGAATCTGTGACACGGTTAACTACTTGGCTTGAAACCATGCAAGCAGGAGTTAACATGACAAATAGACTTTATCCAGAGATGGACTTGTCAATCAGGATCAGAAGCTATGAAACTGCGGAGGTGAAAACTTATGGGACTTTATAAGGTA